ATAATTCTAACGATGGAATTGATAGGCATGAAACGTATATTAATAGAGTTTATAATGAGCCTAAATCAAGACCAACAACTTTTAAAGTAAGAAGGAATGCTAATGGTAGGTATTTAAATATAGATGGAAATGAGATTATTCCTGAAAATTAATTTGAAAAAGCTATTTATGATTATAAACTAAACAAACAACCAAATGAAATTAGATTTTAACTTTGACTTTATCGGTCTTGATGACCAAGTATTTGAGGGTGGTAATGCTGGTAAAATGTTAGCTGGCGCATTAGCCTCCGCATCCAAAGGAGATGCACTTAAATTTTGGGATTGGGCAAAGAAATTATTTAAAGGCGAGGTCTTAGATTTAGACAAGTCAGACCAAGAAACGTTAAAAGGATTTGTAAAAGATTCAGAGTCGTTTACCGTGTTAGCTAAAGCACAATTATTAGAGATATTTTTAAAAGACTAATATGATAGTATTCATTGAGCCAATTAAAGGAGTAAGAGAGGTAGCTGACCGAGTGGAAATTCGTGTCGTTAATTATTCTCTTGAAGGCATTGAGCAAACTTTGTATTTTAAATTAATGAGCCAATTTAATCCGATGATTGAAGAGGGCAACTTAGTTATCCCTGAGCCTATTGTTTCACAATGGGGAGTCGATGATTCTTTTATTGTGGATTGGGCATTGGAAACATTAGGTCTTGAAAAGAAAGTCATAACTCCAATTTCAGAATAATAATGAATGATTGGGAAGAGATAGTAATACCAGGATTAACGGGCTTATTCGGTTCATTGATTACCTGGTTATTTGGTCGCAAAAAAGAAAAAATAGAAGTAGAATCTTCTGAAATTACTAACGTTCAAGAAGCAATTAAAATTTGGAGAGAAATGGCAACAGACCTAAAAGCGGAAGTTGCGGAATTAAAAATTAAAGTTGATTCTTTAACTACCGAGATTCATAATTTAAGAAGTGAGAATATTGAATTAAGAGCAAAATTAGATGAAAATCAACCAAATAAGCCAAAAAGGACTAAGCCTAATAAAGAAGTTTGAGGGAGTTAAACTCAAGCCTTACTTATGTCCAGCTGGTATTCCAACGATTTCAATCGGTTGCACTTATTACGAAGACGGGACAAAGGTTAGGATGACCGATGCACCCATTAGCGAAGCAAGAGCAACCGATATTTTTTTAAATGTAATTAAACATTATGAACGGAGCGTTGACTCATTTTGCCGTGATGACATTAATCAGAACCAATTCGATGCCCTTGTATCATTTTGCTATAACTTGGGAGCTGGGTCTTTAAAGTCTAGCACCTTACTTAAAAAAGTAAATGCTGACCCAAATGATGAGTCAATTAAATTAGAGTTTTTAAAATGGAATAAAAGTGGAGGTAAAGTCTTAAATGGATTGACACTTCGAAGAAATGCTGAATCAGAACTTTACTTTTCATGAAAAATCTACTCATCGGTTTGCTAATTGCAAACTTTTTTATTTCTTGTCGACCACAAAAGTCTGTCACAATTGTAACCGAAAAGATTCGCATTGATACGATTCGTGACTACAAAGTAATTACACGATTTAATGCGGTGCATGATACTCTTACCATTGATAATCCTTGCGATTCTACGGGCATTTTAAACACTTTCTACTCAAAGATAACGCTACCACAAGGCAAGGTTATTATAATGTCTTACAGAGGCAAGATTCAAGCCACTATTAATATAGATTCTGTTGAAAATGTCTATAAAAATATGTACACATCAAGTTTGCATTCTGATAAATTATTAAATAATAAAGAGAAAATAACCAATATCATTCCAACTTGGTGTATATTGACTATCATATTTCAAGGATTAATAATCTTTGGATACTTATATTTAAGAATTTTCTATGTATAAAATTGACATTGAGCCAGTGGAAAAACCAAAATCAAGAGCAAAGGATTTACTGGATACCATGATGGATGTAATGGAGAATATCGAACACGTCGATGATGCTGCCTATGTTTTACGAATGAAAGTTTTAAACAATATCGAATTTTTAGTCGATGTTTTAATGGAAGAATATGAAAATGGAAGATAAGATTATCAAGATTAGAGAACATTTTTATTCTACAAACCTAAGTAAAACTGATTTCCATAAACAATTCTTTGAGATGTATGGCTATCAAAATGCTGACTCCCTGAGAAAGTTTATGATTAAAAAGAATATTACTTCAAAGGATAGGTCGGCTCAAGAAATAAATAAAATCATTCCGCCAGTAGTCGCAAACTATAATCTTGAAACACTTGACAATTTTGGAATCGAATTAAGCATTGGCAAAGAATATGTATCCGCTAAACTGCCTCCGCATTTAAAGAAGATTGGAATACTTTCAGATATACATTTCCCTTATCACGACTTGTCTGCTTTGACTTGTGCTATAAAGCATTTAAAGGAGCAAGAAATTGACTGCTTATATTTAAATGGAGATATACAAGACTTTTATTCTATTTCAAGGCACGAAAAGGAAAAGGATATGCGAGATTTTAAAAGGGAAGTCGATATGAATCGGGATTTCTTGCAAAGGCTTAGGGATATATTTAGAACGATTCCAATTTATTATAAACTTGGCAACCACGAGAATCGATTCGCCAGGTCATTACAATTACAAGCTGAGGAGTTTGCTCAAATAAATGACTTACAATTTGATATATTCTTTAGACTTGATAAGTTAGGCATTACGATGGTTGAGGATTGGCAAGGAATGGAGATGGGCGATTTGCTTGTTCTTCACGGTCATGAGTTATATGGCGGAGGCGGAGTAAATCCAAGTCAGAATTTATTTAACAAGACTATTTGTAATACGTTAATCGGTCATGTGCATAGAACTTCAGCAACTCAGAAGAAGACTGGCTTTAAAGAGTTTATAAATACTTATAGTACTGGGTGCTTAACTCTTCTTAGTCCAAAGTATATGCCGTTTAGTATGCATAATCACGGCTTTGCAATAGTAGAAATTGAGAACGGTAAATCAAAAGTTAAAAATATTCAGATTAATAACGGAAAAATTGTTTAAGTTTGTGTTTTCATAGTTAAATAGGTTTAAGTAATAGAATCCCCATTGATCATATCGGTGGGGATTTTTGTTTTATACGACCTTTAAATAAATAATTGAAATATTTTTATATAAAGTTTTTTTATTTATAATATTAGGTATATATTTGTATCAAGATAGCAACGATGCTATTTCTTAAACCTTATCAAAATGAAAAAAACAATCGAGTACATCAAAAACTTATACCAAACAGACCCTGAAGGTTTAATCGGTAGCATTGCAATCACAATTTTTGGATACCTTTTATTTTGGCATATCGTACCTATAATCTCAGGACTATGAAAAAGTATAAAGCAAAATTCAAAGATGAAGCTGGGTTCTATTCTTGCACCTGGTATTTTTACGAACTAGAAGACTTTTGGGCAGCAGTTTGCCGAGAGGAACGAGTTTACAAATCAAAATTTCAACAATTAATCTTAGACTAAAAATGGAAAACAAATTAGCAGAAATTCAAGCAAAGGTAAAAGCACCTAAAGGACAATTCAACTCATTCGGTAAATACAACTACCGAAGTGCTGAAGATATCCTTGAAGCGGTCAAGCAAGTAGTTAATCCGATGGGTTATTCTATTACCGTTAGCGACACGATAATTAATGTGGGAGATAGATATTACATTAAAGCAACTGCGACTCTTACAAACGGCAAGGAAACGTGGTCAACGGATGGCTATGCAAGAGAAGAAGAGAGCAAGAAAGGAATGGATGGAAGTCAGGTCACTGGAGCGGCATCAAGTTATGCTCGGAAATATTCATTATCAGGACTTTTTGGCCTGGATGATACGAAAGATTCCGATGCTACAAATACTCACGGGAAAGAGGAGGCTAAAAGTTTACAAATATGGAAACAAGAAATTGACAAATGTAAATCTTTAGAAGAGTTAAATAGCTATTATGCTAATTCACAAAAAGAAATAAATAACGAGCAAAGAATTATTCAATTATTTTCAACTAAAAAATTAAGTTTCACATATAACCAATAATCAAATGAGTAAGTTAGTAAGCATTTCAATTAACGTAGATTTGTTAGACAAGTCAAAATTGTACAAAGGTAAGAAAGGTACATACCTTAACATTAGCGGATTCTTAAAAGAGGATGCCGACAACTACGGGAACTTTGGTTTCGTAACGCAAGACGGAGTAAAGACTCCCGAAAGCAATGCGCCTATATTAGGCAACTTTAAGATTAAAGGAACGGAAGGATTCAGCGCTCAATCTTCAAGGCCAGCGCCCGTTTTTGATATTCCAAGTGCTACATTAGTCGAAAACGATTTACCTTTTTAATCATGGAAGAAATACAATTTAATCCACAACAATTTGAGATAGGTTTATTCGGTCATAATCCTATCCAGGATATGAGCAAGGCTCAGATTAATCACTTGGTTCACTTGATTAATGAAGGAGTCAAAGAAGGTGGCAAGGACATTAAGTCTTTGCTTGCAATCGCATCGAAGTATCAGTTGCTATTCTCAGAACTTGAGAAGACTTTAAAGGAAAGCGCAGTCGATGAATTATTAAAATACGACAAAGGTAGATTCGAAGTTCACAATGTCGAGATGCAAGTTGCTGAAGTTGGAACGAAATATGACTTTAGTGCAACAAAGCAATGGGTAGATTTACAAGACCAAATCGATGAGTTAAAAGAGAAGCAAAAGGAAGTCGAAAAGTTTTGTAAGTCAATCAAGAATAAGACAATCACGGTGGATGAGGAAACGGGCGAATCATTTGAGTTCTATCCTCCATCTAAATCAAGTACAACATCAATCAAAAAAACAATACTATAATGATTAAGATAAAGAAAAGTAATATACATCAGGCAGTAGCAGATAGTTTAAATAAGAAAGGTATTTTGCCTTTCTCAGCAAGAGAATGGAATGTTTTAAACGTTCAACAAGTTGTCTATTGGAATACCAGGAATAGGGAAAAAGGATATGTAAAGTATCCCGAAGTCATGAGAGAAGTTCAAATCATAGCTAAACAAATGCAAGATGAAAAATCAGGGCAAGTCGAATAATTCAACTGAAGTAGCAGAGTTTCTCACGATGGTGGGCATCGCTGGAATTATAGCAGTATGGATATTTTATTTAATCGTAGATTTATTAAGATGAAAGAACTAACATTCAACCAATGGCAAGACCATTTGAGTAAGCAATTGCAAAAGGATTACAAAAAATTATATCAAACCTCAAAATTTAAACCAAATGAAAACAAGTTTCAAAAAGTATCACGAAGAGAATCCTCAAATTTATATCGAGTTTAAGCGGTTAGCATTTCAAATGATTAATCGTGGCTATGTTAGATTAGGAGCAAAGCAAATCTTTGAAGTTATTAGATGGCATACAATGGTAGAAGGAAATGATGGCTATAAGGTCAACAATAATTATACTTCGGACTATGCTAGGTTATTTGAGAACGATCATCCTATTTATGCTGGATATTTTCTTAAAAGACTTTGTAAGTCAAATTAATTTATTATATTTGTAAACAATCGCCTCTCGACATTATAGCGATTAAAGATTTTAAGTGCCTTATAATGAAATTGGAAGTCGAGAGCCAGTGGATTTGTAAGGCATTTATTTTTTATAAAAATTAATATGGAAAAAGAAGCATTTTATTTCCCACATTTTTGCAACGCAAGACATGATAGGAAAATTCGTAGACTAAGGAAGGAACTTGGAACGGAAGGTTATGGCATTTACTTTATGCTATTAGAAACACTAAGAGAACAACATGACTTAATGTATCCTTTAGATGATTTAGATTTGTTAGCCGAAGAGTTTGGGGTATCTGAAGCAAAGGTAAGAGTGGCTATTTGTAACTACGGATTGTTTGAGATTGATCTAGAACAAAAATTCTTTAGTCCAAAGATGTTGGTATACTTAGAACCATATTTTAAGATGAAAGAACAACGCAAAGTAGCTGGGCAAAAGAGCGCAGATAAGAGAAGAGGAATAGAAATTTCAACGACCGTTCAACAACCGTTCAACGACCGTTCAACAAAGGAAAGTAAAGGAAAGGAAAGTAAAGTAAAAGAAAGTAAAGTAAAGTTAATAGATATAATAACTCCTCACATTTTTGAATTAGGAGATGAGTATGAAAATTTTTATTCTTATTGGACTGAACAAAATAAATCAGGAAAAGAAAGATGGGAATTAGAAAAGTTTTTTAATATTGAAAGAAGAATAAAAACTTGGATGAATAATAAAACTAAATTTAACAATAATGGAAATTCAAACAACGAACCAAAGCTTGGAACTAGTGCAGCAAGAATGGAAGCACTTAGGAAGTGGTAATGCAATAGCAATACAACAAGCGCAGATAGGTCATACTTTGCGTGTAAGCAACGAAGATACTATAAAGCAAGCATTACGTTACTCTATGCTTTTGGTTGGCTTACGTGGAAGCAATCTACCTACCGAAGAAGAAAAATTTGTATTAACCAATTTTGTTAAATCTAATTTTGGAAATAATACTTGCGAAGAGATAAAATTAGCCTTTGAAATGGCAGTTGCTGGAAAGCTAAATATTGATTCTAAATGCTATGAGAATTTTTCTTGTGAATACTTTGGTAGAATTATGAGTGCTTACCTTGAGTATGCAAGACAAGAGATTAAGAACTTACCAAAACCAATAGAGCCAGTGAAAGAAAAACCAAGTGACCAAGAATTAAAGAAGCAAGCAATTGACACGGCTAACGAATATGCAAATCAGATAAGGTACTGCGAGAAGAAGGATAAGAAGTTTACGTTTATAGCTGGAGGCTTATCAATTCTATTTGATTACCTGGAGCAATTTAAGATTCCTACAATATCAAAAGAAGAACGAATCGAAATTTGGAACAAATATTCTAACATTCAGGATATCGAAGAACGTAAAATTCACTGCAAAACTCAAGGGTATATTAAATTTATAAATTCTTTAGTTACATTTGATTGTCATATTGATAATGATGGAACTATTAAACCAAACGAATAATGAAAAGAAAACTAATTTACGGAACTGCGCTGACATTAATTTGCTACGCTTACTATTATGCGATTAAAAATAATCAGACAATACAAAAAAATAATGAGCCAAAGTGGGTATTCGGAATTTCCGAATTTGAGGATATTTACACGGATACGATAGATTTAAGGTTATACACAAGTCACGGAAGATTAAAATATAACAAAAATGAGCAATAAAAAAACAAAATTAAGCCTGGAAATTGATGGCAAAATTATTTCGGTTGAGTTTGACCATATCGATGTTGACTTGGATGATTACTTCCAAGCGCTTAAAACTTTAGTAATTGGAGCAACGTTTACTGAAACTCAGTTTGAGCATTGGATTATTGATGAAGCTGAAGTGATTGGAGAATATCTGCATAATAATAAATAGAATTTACAAAAAGAATACAATATGTAAAATATGTTTAATGTTATTGTTGGGAAATCTCGACATTAAATAAGAAAATGTTACATAGTGATGGTAATATCCGACAAATTATGTCATAAAGTAAATCTATAACTTGACAAATTATAAAAAAAATAAAGGTTTAACTTGACAAATCATGAAAAAAATAATAGTATTTGCATTCCTATTTATTTCTTGTTCAGATATTGAACAACTGATTGATTCAAAAATAATTATAGGATGTGTCTGCAAAGATGGAACTACTCAAGTTTATAGACCTGATTTAATTAAAGAGATAAATAGAATTACCCAGTTTCCTTGTTCAGCTAATGGTGGTATTAAAGAATACATTTACAAATGAGAAACGAACACGAACATAAACTTCAGGTAGCAATTTGCAAATGGTTGGATTGGACTCAAGACTTTTACTATTATGCCATTCCTAACGGAGGCGCAAGGCATAGACTGGTTGCAATCAAATTAAAAATGGAAGGCGCAAAGGCTGGAGTTGCTGATATGTTTTGGATGGTTTCTAATAAGAAGTGGAAAGGATTGTTTGTAGAGGTTAAGATTGAGAAAGGAACTCAGCAACCAAACCAAAAAGCATTTGAATCGATAGCTATTAATCACGGATATTATTATGCAGTTGTTAGGTCGATTGAAGACTGCGAGAGTTTGATTCGAAGATTTAGATTAGATGAAATTTGAAGGATAACTATTTAAATGCAGTCAAATGGATTACAATGAGAATACAACGACCTACGATTCAAGTAGTTATCGACTGCGCTACTTATCACGATTTAAATTATAGTCTTAAAATAAACCTAAATCGAATCAAAATGGAAAGCGGTGCTTCATATCCAGCTTACCGACAAACAAAAAAAATCAAGGATTATTTGGAATTGCACAATCTTTAATGTAAACTTTGCACATGGAAAAGATTAATTATCAAGGAGTTATCAAAGAAGAGGTAAATCATCCTGACCATTATCA